GGATCCCCGCGCTTCTTCTTGGGTGGCAGCCGGTTCATTCCTCGTCCTTGTAAATGTCCTGGTCCCAGCCGCCTCGGTCGCTGGCCAGCCACTCCATCTCGATCCGGTAGGACTTGCCCTCTTGCGACTGGGAGACGCCGTTGAGCAGCCAGTTGCGGCCTCCGGCCAGTTCCGGCACTTCGCCGGACGGCTCCGAGATGTTCCCGATGTCGTTGAGATCTGACGACTTCGCCGGCTTGTCGCGCACCCAGCTTTCGCGCCATGTGACGCGCGGGCTGTAGTAGCTCGTCTGCCCTCGCTCGATCTTGCCAAGGACTTCCTTGCCGCGGTCGCTCTCGACCTTGTCGCGGAGCTTGTTTCCCTGGTCGTCCTTGTCCTTGCCGGACTGGATCAGTTGGATCGCCTCGCGCTCCTTGTCTTCGAGGTCCTTGTAGCGAGGATGGCTGAGCAGCGGCTCCTCCGAGAGCGACAGCCCCATCGTGTAGACGGCGTTGTTCTTCTCGTCGGCCTCTTCCTTTTCCTCGGCCCCGGCATACTGGCAGGTGATTTCCGCGAGGTCGCCCTCGCTGAAGCTGGCGGTGACCTGCGAGACCTGGATGAAGTTGATCTCCGGGTGGATCGTGCCGGGTCGCGGCATCAGGGCGACGGCCGAGCTTCGGTGGCAAAGGAAGATCTGGGTGGCGGTCCACTTGCCCTCCTTGTCGATCTGGACGGAGTAGCCCGGCTGCGGGTAGAGGCGTCCGGGCTGGATGGCAACGTGTCTCGGCATCTTGGCCGGGACGCGGCGTCAACCGAAGGCCGCCTGGCCGCCGCTGCCGAGCTTGTCGACCCGCCGATTGAGGTCGTGCAAGAGCCGGTTGGTTTCGCCGGTGAGCCGGTTGTTCTCGCGTTGGGCGTCCAGGGCCCCGGACGAGTAGCCGCCGCCCCCGACCTTGCCGAGCGAGGTCACGATCGGGGCGAGCGATGAGGCGGTGGGGATGGCAGCCGAGGGTTCGGTGCCGCTGACCTTTCCCGCAGCGGCGACCGTCTTGGCGGCCTCCTCGGGCTTGGGCATCGAGTCGCGGATCGACTTCGCCACGTTGCCGAAGCTGTCCCGCAGGCCGCGGGTGTCGATGAGCTCGCTGCCGGTGGATTCGCCCGCCTTGCGTGCCGCCTCTGCCACCCGTTCGCCGAGCTTCGGTGCCCCCTGACCGATGAGCCCCTGAGCACCCTCGGCGATTTCCTTGAAGTTCACGCCGAACAGGTCCGCGCCGGATTCCTTCCGGTCCTTGAGGATGTTGCCGAAGTTGGTTTCCACGTCGCCGGCCTCGAAGCCTAGCAGCTCGTCCATCCCCGGGATCTTGAGCAGTCCCTTGAGCAGGTGGGCGATCACCCATTCCATGCCGGATTGTAGATAGACGATGGGCGTCTGGAAAGCGTTGAGCATGGCGGCACCGAAGCCGGCCACCAGCCCGAGCAAGGTGGTCCCGAGGCTCTTCCACATCGCGCCGTCGGTGATCAGGTTCCAGAAGAACTCGATTGCGGTGCGGAAGCCGTTGACCAGCGCGTTCACGCCGACCGCGAAGGCGAGCTTCATGCCCGAGCTGACCAAGTCGAGAAGCTGGCCGCTCTTGAACGCGGCGATCACGAACATCACCGCCTCCTTGACCCGCTGGCCCGCTTCGGTGGCGAGGGGCGTGAGCTTCTGGACGAGACCGATCGCCTGCTCGACCAGTGGCCGGATGGCGTCGTTGATCGGCGTGCCGAGGGTGAGGAACACCTCGTTGATGCTGTCCTTGAGGGTGGAGAACAGGCCGGAAGTCGTCTTGCCCTGCGCCTCCATCATGCCTGCGAACTTGCCGCCCTGCGAGGTCATCGAGATGAATGCCCGCTCGATGGTCGGGAAGCCGACCTGGCCGGACTCGACGAGCTTCTTCACTTCGGAGTCCGACACGCCGAATTGCTTGGCGAGTTCCTGGATGATCGGGATGCCGCGGCCTGTGAGCTGATTGATGTCCTCGGCGAAGAGCCGCCCCTGAACCCGCGCCTTGCCGTAGAGTTCCGCGATCTCGTTGACCGGTGCCTGCACGCCCGCGGACACGTCGCCGATCCGTCGGAGGGTTTCGGGCACTGAGTCGGCCGATTCACCGAAGGCGATGAGCTTGCGGCCTGCATCCGCCAGTTCGGGGAACTCGAAGGGTGTCTTGGCACCGAGTTCGCGGAGCTTGCCGAGGGTTTGCTCCGCTTTGGCGGCGTCGCCGATCAGCGTGGTGAAGGCGACCTTGGTCTGTTCGAAATCGGCGGCAGCGGTCACTGCTTTCATGCCGACACCCACCGCAGCAGCCCCGCCAGCCATCGCCGCGCCGATGGAGGCCTTGAAGGCGGTCCCGGCGACGCTGAAGCCTTTCTGCAAGGCGGCGGCACCGCCCCTGCCAAGGCCGGCCAGTCCTGCGCCCGTGAGTCTGCCCATCCGCCGGGCCGATGCACCGACCAGTTCGGTGGCACCGGCCATAGCCCGCTTCAGGGCGGTGATGTCGGCTCCAAGGGTGACGGTCAGGGCGCTCATGCGCCGGGGGTGGCGTCAACTCACACAAAAAAATCCGGCCGCTTCGCGGGAATTCCATTCCGCTCTGCTCTGGCAGGACGGGCTCCGCCTCCGTCCCGCCTGTCGCTCCGCTGCCTGCGGAATCTAGGGGACTGAACTGCGGACAACGCGGGCGCCGATGTTGCCGTCCGCGTACGCCGGGTTGTTGCCGTTGCGGAACGCGACGCGGCAGCTGCTGGCGTCGCTGAACCAGCCGCCTCCCCGGTGCACCCGGATCGCGCCCGAACTAGGACCACCTGGGTTAGCTCCACCCGACAGCTTATCGTCATACCAATCCTGACACCACTCCCAGACATTCCCGCTCATGTCGTGCAGACCCCAGGCATTCGCCTTCTTTGTGGCGACAGGATGCGACTCATTGCCGCTATTCCTAGCGTACCATGCTACCTCATCTAAGCTGCCACCGGAACAACCCCCTGTCTGGCCCGCCCGCGCCGCGTATTCCCACTGAGCATCCGTCGGCAGAACCATTTTACCTCCATCTGCGTTTCCCAACCGATCATTGAGCTTCTCCAAAAACTCTTGGGCATCATTCCAACTGACATTCTCGACGGGTCGATTGGCTCCCTTGAATTTACTCGGATTTTCTCCCATTACAGACTCCCACTGCGCCTGAGTGACCTCAGTTTTTCCCATCCAGAAGCCCTTGCCCAGTGTTACCCGCGCCTGATACTCGTTTTCAGATCTAGATTCCTCCGATTCTGCGCTTCCCATTATAAAATCGCCCGCCGGACACCAACAAAAGCCCATTCTTACTCCAGGCGCGATCTCGAACTCATGCTCTTCGCCCGCCCGATTTGCATTCTGCTTTGATTGCAACTCTGCGGTCGCATGCTCGACCTTGGCTCTTAGGTCAGCGCCTATACCTTGCTCCCTCCTCGCATCGTTTTGAATCTTGATCCCAGCGGCAGCGATAGCGACGACACCTGCTGCGGCAAAGAAGCCAACTCGAATCCGTTGCTTTCTTCTCTTAGCCTTGGCTGCCGCCAGCCTAGATTTCATTTGACCTAAGACAGCCAGTGCTTCTTGCCCAAGCTCCGAATCCGGAATGGTGATTGATTGCTCCAAGTGCACGAACTCCTGCTCGACAGCACCGAACTCTCCCTTCGCTATCCGTCCATTCAGCTGCTCGTTGCAGCCCGTGAATCGCTGTAAGATCCCTTGAAGTTTCTTCACTCCTGACTCCGCCGACGTGTAGTCTAGGTCTTTGAACTTGGCATCACCCAGTGCCCCCCAACGCCGCTCGGCGCTCCTGACCTCGTGATTCTCCACGTCCTGCTCGATCTGGGCCAGTTCCCTCGCGTGCGTGGCATGCAGCACCATCCATTCGCGGATCTGCGCTCCGACCGCCTGGAAGTGCTTTGCTAAGTCCTCCGCCAGAGTCCCTGAGCCATGAGCAAACTCATACGCTGCCTGCCGTCTCGCTGGCTTCTGTAGTTCCAGTCCCGGCACACAGGACGCACAAATCAGAAGCTCTTGGTGCAGCTCCGCTGTGTGTGAACCGAACGCCCAGTCGAGTGTCGAAATCTTCGCCCGCAGACCCCCCTGAATTCGCGGCACCTCCGCCGCCATCGCATCCAATTCTCCTAGCGATCCTTGGAGCGTGGCCAAATCCACTGAAGGCGCGGCTTTGAGCCAATCCTTGCGCCACGACGTGAGCTGCTTTGTCTCACGGGTTGTCGCCGAGAAAAAATCTTCGAGGTCTCGAAGCCGCCCTTCGATCACCTGAAAAGGATCCCGCGGCAAATTTCCTGCCGCAGCGTGGCCGTCGATGTAATCCGCGAGGCGGGCCTTGAATTGTCGCAGTTCCTTCATGTCTGCCAAGTCGGTCAGGCTGGCGGACTGGGACTCGAGCATTTTGAGGTTTGCCTGTAACGCGGCGGCCTGGCGGAGGAATGTGTCGTCCATGATCGTGGTAAATCCCGGGTTTCAGAGCACGGGCCTGACTTTCTCAAGCCGATCGAGTGCGGCAAAGCTGTCCGCCATGAGATTCCGAAGCTGCTTGAGCTGTTCGGCCTCGTGCCGCCGCATTTCCCGTTCTGCCTCCTCCGCCTGCAGGCGCTGCTGCTCGATCGCCAGTCGCTGCCGTTCGATCTTTGCCCGGTCCGCCTCGATCCGGCTGGCGGCCTCCATGACCGCCGTCTGCTTGCGCAGCGCCTCCGCGTGTTCTTTCTGCTGCGCGATCTGACGGTTGCGCTGGCTGATCGCCGTCATGTGGCCCATTGCGTTCAGTAGCCCCTCGTTCTCGTTGAAGGAGTCTTGAAAATCACTCATCGAAAAGAACTAACATGCGCCGCTATGTGGCTAGCAAGGCAGATTTCTGGCGCTGCGCCCCGAGGTGTCTGAATCGCCTTTCTGCAAGGCGGCGGCACCGGCCTTGCCAAGGCCGGGCAGTCCCGCGCCCGTTAGTCTCCCCATCCGCCGGGCCGACGCGCCGACCAGTTCGGTGGCACCGGCCATCGCCCGCTTCAAGGCGGTGATGTCGGCTCCAAGGGTGACGGTCAGGGCGCTCATGTGCCGGGGGTGGAGTCAACTGGCGTAGACGACTCTCCGATCAAATCCGGTTTTCTCTTGGCTACTCTGTTTCGTTTACTTCACTGCTCTCTGGCTCAAACAGACTTTTGAAGGAAGAACCATGGTTTTTCAATATCTGGGAAAAGTCTTTGCCGACCTTTCCGTCTTCCAAATCGTCCTGTTACGAACAAGGCTTCCGCCGTAAAGTCAGACGGTGATCGGTCTGGTGTTTAGGACCAAATCAGCGGATCCCCAATTCGCGGAGTCTTTTCTGGGCTTTCTCGTCCCCCTGCTTCGCGGCCATGCCCAACCATTTCACCTCTTCCGCGTGATCCTTGGCCACACCTTCACCGTTGGCGTAGCATCTGGCTAAAGCGTACTGAGCGATAGCCAATCCCTGTTCGGCCGCCTTCCTGAACCATTGCACGGATTCCGCTTGATCCTTGGCCACGCCTTCACCATGGAAGTAACATCGACCTAGAGAATACTGCGCCTCTGGAGCGCCCTGTTCCGCCGCTTTCTTAAACCATTTCACGGATTCGACTTGATCCTTGGCCACACCTTCACCGCTGCCATAGCGCAAGCCGAGACGCACCTGCGCGGGGGCATCGCCTTGGTCAGCCGCCTTTCGATACCATTTCACGGCTCCCGCATGATCCTTGGCAACACCTTCACCTTTTCCGTAGCAATCGCCTAGCCTTCGCTGCGCAATAACATGACCCTGCTCCGCCGCTTTTCGGAACCATTTCACCGCCTCCGGTGCATTCTTCGCAACAAATTCACCTTTCGCGTAGAAGGAGCCAAGATTGTATTGTGCGGTGGCATTGTCTTGCTCTGCTGCCTTTTTCAACCATTTTAAGCCTTTCTCTCCATCCTTAGCAAGGCCAAAACCGTTGGCGTAGCACCAGCCTAAACCGCATTGTGAGGTTGCATTGCCCAACTCCGCACCCACGCGGAACCATTTTACAGCTTCCGCTGGGTCCTTTGTTATGCCTTCCCCAATGGCATAGCACAACCCAAGGCTGCCCATGGCTTCGGAATTATCTTGCTCCGCCGACTTTCGATACCATTTCAAGGATTCCGCTTGATCTTTGGCCACACCTACACCTCGGTCATAGCACTGCCCTAGATTGTACTGTGCGGCGGCATTACCCTGTTCCGCCGCCTTTCGATACCATTTCACGGACTCCACCTGATCCTTGGCAACACCTACACCGTGGTCATAGCACTGGCCTAAATTGTACTGTGCGGCGGCATTACCCTGTTCCGCCGCCTTGCGGATCCATTTCACGGCTCCCGCATGATCCATGGCAACACCTTCTCCGCTGTAATAGCAACAACCTAGACTGTGCTGTGCGTCGGCATTACCCTGTTCCGCCGCCTTACGAAACCATTTCACTGCCTCCGGTGCATTCTTCGCAACCCCCCGGCCGTTCAAACAGGCTAAACCCACATAAAACCACCATGTTTGATCCGCGTTCTCGGCTTTTTCCAGAAGTCCGTTCTTTATGGCTTGTTCGTATTGATGTATGGCCTTCACTTCCGATTCTTTAGGGTTATTTACTCTGCCTGGTTCGATGAACGTCAGACTTCCCTTGATCGCCAGTCCCAGAGGATGCGATTGCTCCGCGGATTTTTCAATCCACGCCTTGCCTTTTGACTTCCGTTCAGAAATCTGGACTGCATCCATAGCCTCGGTCGGGCCGAAATACAATTGGTTACCCACGAGAGCCTGTGCGTAAGCCCCCCCCTCTTTGGCCAATTTTAGGCGGTAATCGAACGAGAAATCCTGCGCTTCAAACTCGCCTTGATTTAATTTTATCTTCAGTTCAAGACTTCTTCCAAAAGGAATTTTACCTTTTGCGTCCGTTTTTATATAGCCTGGTAGGTCCAGTTGATAGTTAACCTCGGCGCCAATGGTCATCGGCGTGCTCTCCCATGGCGTAGTTCCAATGAACTCGCCATTTGATCTTATCTCTGCGCCGGCTGGCTCTGTGATGACGACAGCTTTCTGTGGCTGAACCTTAAGCTGATGTGTCTGGCTTTCATGATTTAATTGCCAACCGGTCTTCCCGCGTATCAAAAGCATTTCATATCCCTCTTTTTGCAGGGTCATCTGCCACTCGCTAAATGGACTTAGATTTGAGACTTTTATTGGCGTCTCGCCGATTGGTTTTTCGTCCCAAAGAACCTGCGCCCCAGGTGGGTGGCTCAGAATAGTCGCTTCAGTCTCAATTGGGATGCCGAATAGTAATTGAAACGCAGATCCGGCAAGGCAGCATGCAGAGATTATTGAAATGGTCGCAATTTTATTCTTTCGTTTGCTTAAAAAGCGGGCCAACTGTCGGTCGGCGTTCGCCAATAGCGGTGCTGTTTCCAATTCTAGTTCTGAGTTGGGATGGGATGCAAGATTTTGGAGCGAATTGAGCTCGTTTCGAACATCCTTTAATTCACCTTTGCGAAGACGTAATCCAATCTCAAAATCGAAAGTTTTGACGCGTTCAAAAAAAGCTATTTGCTTTTTTAGTTCAGAATCGACATCAAAATAATTGATGTCGGAAAAGCTATCAATTATTAAGCTGTTCATCGCCTTTTCCGCACTTCTGAAATTCTTATTGGATAGATGCTGCTCGGCTTCGTGTAACTTCGATAGGTGATCCGCATGAATTGAGATTAACTCGAAGATTCTTTTTTTGATTTTGAAGAGATAATGCAAAACCTGTTCAAATTTCTTGCCCATGCCGTGGGCAAAGCCGTGCAAATCTGCGCACGAATCGGCGGATGGTTGCGTGAGACGATGCATTGTTTGCCCGCAGATGCGCAGCTCATGGTGAAGAATCGGCTGGCTTCCACTCTCGTCCCAATCGCGCGGATCGAGCATGCATCGAAGTGATTGCTGAATGTTCGGCAATTGTGCTTCGCTCTCCGCCAATTCTGTTGCAGCGTGCTGGAGACTCTCTAGGTCGATATGCGGAATCCCATTTATCCAGTCAATCTTACAGTCGAGCAATTGCTGGCTTGCCGATTCCGCTTCGCTGAAGAAGGCTTTCAGGGCTTCAAGCCGCAACGCGACGGTGGCGAACGGATCAGCCGGCAGTTCGCCCTTTTCCGCGTGGCCCGCGATGTAATCGGCTAGCTCCGACTTTAGTCGGCGCAGGGCTTGCATGTCTTGAAACTCACTGAGTGCACCCTGCTGGGATTCGAGTAGCCTGAGGTTTGCCTGTAGGGTCGCGACAGTGCGGAGGAAGGCGTCGTCCATGACAATGGCGTGTTGGATCAGTTTGATGGCCGGATTCTCCGGAGCTTTTCGAGTGTATCAATGCTGTCGGCCATTAGGTTTCGCAGCTGTCTAACCTGTTCCGCCTGCTCGCGCTTCAACTCCCGCTCCGCCTCTTCGGCCTCCAGCCTCCGTTGCTCGATGGCCAGTCGCTGCCGTTCGATCTTTGCGCGGTCCGCCTCGATCCGGCTTGCGGCTTCCATTGCGGCGGTCTGCTTGCGTAGCTCCTCCGCGTGTTCTTTTTGCTGGGCGATCTGACGGTTGCGCTGGCTGATCGCCGTCATGTGGCCCATCGCGTTCAGCAGCCCGTCGTTCTCGTTGAAGGAGTCTTCGAAATCGCTCATCGAGAAAGGCTAACATGCCCTGCTTTGCCGCTTGCAAGACAGATTTTGGGCGCAGCGATCCAACTCGTCGGATAAATTCCCGGCCGTGGTCACGAAGAATGGTCCGCAGCGCTGACTTTTGCGAGAATGTCGATATCGCCCGCCTGCCATGAAAGGCGGAGTAGTGCGATCTGCTCTGCGACGCTGCTCTCCGGGCACGGGCTGTTCCAGGTGGTCCTCACCCCATTCCTCCGCAGCAGGCAGTGCTGATACTGCGCCAGCCTTGCCAGCGGCATGAACAGGATCCGCTCCTCGGGCCAGCCGGTTTCAGCGGCGACGGCGAAGACCTGGGCGGCTACGAAGCCCGGTTCGTCGCAGGCAGGGGCTTTTTTCCGGCCAGTCCCGACACGGGATCGACCTGGGCCGCCTCCAGCTCGCGGCTCTGTGCCTCCAGGCGCTGGAAGGCGGTCTGGAAATCCTCCGGGGTCAGCCCGCCGCAGAATATTAGGGCGGATTCCCGGAATCCCTGGTCGTTGAACGAGGCCCGGACCACCTCGGGCCAGGGGGCGCAGTGGGCATAGACGAAGCCCATGATCGAGGACGTGAACTCCGGAGTGCCGTCCTTGGGCATTTCGCCCTTCACCAGAGGGTTGCCGGTGCGGAGTAGCACGTCGTAGCTGGCCAGCGAGAGCGGCCGCATCGCATGGCCGGCGACGATGGTTTCCACGTCGTGGAAGGCGGCGGAAAGGAGCTTTTGGCGGTCGTTGTCGTCCATGGGATCTTCAGAGGTGGCGGAGGAACAGGTCTTCGGTGGCGGGCGAGGCATCCAGCGGGATGAAGGCGATCTTGCCCCGGCGCTTCACGCAGGCCAGCGGCACGTCCCGCTTCACCTTGTCGACCAGCCGCTCGCGGTTCAGCAGGGCGCACTTGATGTAGGCGAATGGGTGCTCGGGATGGGCGAGGTGCCAGGCGTCGTCATGCCAGGCGGCGATCAATTCCTTGGTCTGGAACTTTCCACAGGGGCTCTGCGGATCGAAGAACCAGACGGTGCGCTCGCCGCGGATGCCGTCGCCGACGACGCGGACGAACGGCTTTTCGGAGAGATGGATGCCCACTGCCGTCAGGGCAGCGGCGAGGCTGGTGTTGCTGGTGTTGCTGGTGGCGGTGGAGGACAGGTGGGATACGGCGTTCATCTCTTGGTCTGGATGTCAGGGAGTGGTTCAGGCCCCGCCGCTGGCGACGAACGGGTAGTGGGTGGCGGTCAGGTCGATCTTCTCGAAGTCCTCGTTGTTGAGACTGCGGCTGACCTGCATGAGGATGGTGGTGCCGCCGCTGGCCTGTTGGAGGTGGCCCGGGATCGCGTTGGCGAGCGCGATGGCGGCGCCGATCTTGCCGCTGAAGGAAGATGTCTTGGCGACGAGGCCCGAGAGCTTGATCTCGACCTTCTCCTGGTAGAGCGACAGGCCGATGATCTCGCCGGCCTTGTCGAGGACGGTCTTCTCCTGGTTGGAGAAGTCGAAGGACAGGTCGGTGATGAGGATTCCCGGCTGATCGTTCGGGATGCCCCAGTTGCCGGTGGTGCCAAGGAAAGTCGCGGCCATTTGACCGCGTGCAGCGTGTCAACCGCATCAGACGGCGGAGACGACGGCCTCGTAGCTCAGCACGCTTTCCCGACCGCGCGACTCGTCCGGCGTGGTGCTGCCTTCCCGCTCGATGAGGTCGTGGAGGACGAAGGTTTCCGAGTCGAGATCGGCTTGAATCGCTGCCGTGTCGCGCAGGAGGGTCACGAGCTTGCCCGCCCATCCGGCGTGATCTTCGGCGGGCGTGTCGTCCACCTGGGAAAACAGATGCACGTCGAGCTTCACGCGGGCGGTGTGTGGCATCGCCGGGACCGGTTTGGATTCCGAGGTGTCGAGAACCACGCATGGACGGGTGCGGATCTCATCGCGGCGGGCGACGTGGACCGGGATCGGCCCGGGAAATCCCTCCGGGCGGTGGGTGTCGATCCATTCAGCCAGGAGTGACGACAATCGGTCTTCGATCAGGTTGGGCATCTTGTCCGATGCGCCTCAGTCAACCGGACCGCCGTCGAAGCGATCGGTTCGCGCCGTCGTTGATCCTTCGCAGCGAGGTCGCAAGTGCCTTACGGAGTCGGCCCGCGGCCACCTGGAGCGCGAGCTGGATGCCCTTGCGGGTGCTGACGTCCTCGATGTAGTCGAGTTTGTTGACCAGTGTGACGGCCGGGTTGTCGCCGGTCCGGATCGTTGCCGATCCCGGCGACTGCTTGTGCCGCGTCGCCCACTGGACCGCGCCGCGGATGCGTCCGCCGATGGCCTTGCCCGCATTGAGCCACGACCCTTTGGCGAAGCCGACCCGCTTCTGGATCTTCGTGATGTAGGTCTCCCTGGCTTTGGCGCTGGTGACGATCTGCTTCGGCTTGGATCCGCCGAGTTGCCCCCAGCGGTGGAGTTTCGGATCGAGGCGGCCGACGGTGAGGTCCTTCCAGCCGGAACTCGTCTGGCGCAGGTTGTTCTCCGCCCGCGCGAACCGCCGGTTCTGGATGTTGGCCCAGAACCGGTCTGCTGCCGCGGGGTCGGATTTGCGGATCTCCTCGAAGGCGTCAGATGGCAAGGCGAACACGCCGCCGATGTCCTTCGCAACCGCCTTCTCGCCCGTCTTGCGGGCCTTTTCCGAAAACCCGAACGGACGGGTGTTGCGGGCCAGTTCTACGGATAGCCCGCGCGCCTCCTGCTTCACCAGGGACAGCAGCGTCCGTCTCACCTTGTCCGGGTAGCGGCGCAGCAGGCGGGCCACGGTGAACGCTCCCTTCAGTTTCGCGGTGAAGCGGATCAAGCCGTCATTCATCGGTCGAGGACAGGCTGAGGGTGAGGAGCGGCGAGCGGGGATGGTTCGAGACCCGGCTGATCCGGTATGCCGTGCCATCCACCTCGATGCGCTCGCCGAACTTCGGCAAGTCGTCCGGGAACGCCAGCTTCGGGACCCGCAGGCTGAGGTCCGGTGACTCGACGAAGCCGCCCATGTCGATCTGCTGTTCGTTGCGCACTCGGCTGACGAGAACGAGTAGGTCGAGCGTCTTCCACCGGGCCGTCACGCCATGCTCGGTGAGGAGCTGGTGGAGGTCAGCGAGGATTTCCGATTCGAGGTTCATGCCCGTGCGATCCTGTCAAAATGGAACACCCCCTCCCGGTCTTGCCGAGAGAGGGTGTTGGACTCCGGGGATGAAAAGTTCGAGGTCGCTCAGTTCCGCTTCACGCGGAAGTAGCGCTTCGGCTGGTTCTCGATGCTGTAGAAGCGGGTGACGACTCCGCCGGTGCCGATGATGTCGGTTTCGACGGTTTCCCAGTTCTGGAGGTCGGTCGATCCCTCGATGCGGTAGCTCGCGCCATTTCCGGCGTTGAAGCGAAATTCGACGGCAGTCCGGATGGTGGAAAGCGCGTCGGGCGTGCTGCCGGCCTGGGTTGGATTGAAGCCGGTGTTGATCTCGAACAGGTCGTCGAAGCCGTCCGCGTCGCTGTCCTTGGCGGTCGGGTTGGTGCCGTGGGTGACGACCTCGGCGAAGTCGCTGAGACCGTCGCCGTCGGTATCGGCGAGTTTCGGGTTCGAGCTGTGGGTGTTGATTTCCGCGCCATCGGTCAGGCCGTCGCCGTCGCTGTCGTCCAGCACCGGATTGGTCTGGTGGGTGTTGGATTCCGCACCGTCGCTCAGCCCGTCGCCGTCGGTGTCGGCGGCGAGGGGATCGAGGCCCACGCGCTCGAAGAGGTAGCCCGCCGCCACGAAGTCCGCGACGGCATCCGCCCACTGCGTGGTGGCTTCCATCAGCACGGCGTGGTTCTCGGACGTGCCGCCGTCCGGTTGGCCGTTGAGCCAGCGGGTGTAGGCCGGGACGTTGCCGTCGGTCCAGAGCCAGGTGCCCTCGGTCGCGGCGTCGGCCAGGCCGAACCACAGGTAGCCCTGGGTCGTCTTCCGCGCCCGTCCGGCCGCACGGGTGAAGTCGTTGGCATTCGGGAAGCTGGCGAGGCGGCCGCGGCGGGTGGCGGCATCGGCGGCGGCTTGGGCGTGGGTGAAGGAACCCTCGATCAGAGTGAAGTAGCTACCCGGGTAGCTCAGTTCCTCTCCATCGGATAGTCCGTCGCCGTCGGTGTCGGCTTTGAGCGGGTCGGTACCGTGAGTGGCGATTTCCTCGAGGTTGCTCAAGCCGTCGCCGTCGGAATCCTCGTCGGCGTCGCTGATGCCGTTGCCATTGCTGTCGGCGAGAAGGGGATTGGTTTTTGTTAGATGAACTTCCTGCCAGTCGCTGAGACGGTCGCCGTCGGTATCCGCCACGAACGGATTGGTGCCCGCCGTCTGCTCCTCGCCATCGTTCAAGCCGTCGCCGTCGGTATCCGCCGTGGTCGGGCTGGTCGCGTAGCCCATTTCCAGCAGGTAGCCGTCGCGGATCGTGGTCGGCGAGCGGTCATACCACTTGCCGATTTCCGCGCCGCCGCCACCGCTGACCTCGGCGAAGTCGAGGCTGTTGCCGGTCGTCGAACTCGGGCGGCCGGTGCCCCACGGGGCGAAGCTGAAGGTCTCGCCATTGACCCAGGTCCAGATGCCGTCCACCGCGGCGTCGCTGGCACCGATCCACAGGCCGGTGAAGTCTTCGAAGGGATTCACGCCGAGGTTCTGCAAGGCGCGGTTCCAGCGGTCTTCGGTCGGAAAGCTGGCCAGGTCGCCGCCCTTGCTCCGGGCATCAGTGCGCGCCTGCTGCCAAGCGAAGGAACCGGTGACGATCGAGAAGCGGCCGACGCCGAGTTCGTAGCCGTCGCTCAGGCCATCGCCATCGGTATCAGCCAGTGCTGGGTTGGTGCCATAAAGCACCAGTTCGTCATAGGCGGTGAGGCCGTCGCTGTCGCTGTCGGACAAGTCCTTCTCGAAGGTGGCTCCGACGGTCTTGTCGGCGTCCATCGTGATGGTCAGCGGGTTGTCCGTGCCCGAGGCGTCGCCGGTCCATCCGGTGAAGCGGTAGCCTGGGTTGGGCGTGGCGGTGAGGGTGGCGGTGGATCCAGGGAGATAGCTGGGGCGGTTAGAGTTAAGAATCGTTCCGTTAGGACTCGTGGAGAGGGATTTTTTCAGATAGAATGACATTGCATCGACCTGAATGTCGCCACTGATTGCTTCGTCGACCGCCCCATTAACATCTGAGCTTTGGGCTAAGCGGACTCCAGTAGATTCTCCTCCAGTAGACACGGACCCCACGTCCGAGCGGTCGTAGACCCTGCATGCTTGCGCTCCGTCGGCCCGGGCCGCGCCCCGGCTGCGACGGCCCCCACTGTCTGGAACATGCACAGGCCCTCGCGGGTCTGTCGCCCCGTCCACATAAGAGGTCGCCCAGTTCTGAGGCCCCCCATCCACCATGTCCCAGCACCACTCCCGTGAGTTGCCGGCCATGTCATATAGTCCGTAGTTATTCGCTGCAAACCTCCCCACGGGTGATGTTAGTATTCCTGGGTAATATTCGCGGCCATCATCGTAACTGGGGTGATAAGTTCCGATCGTGTAGCCGCTCGTATCGTAGGTGTAGCCTCCGTATGCTAAATAATTCGCGTTGTCATGGTTGATGGTGTTCCCGCCCCACGGGAAACGTGCACCCTTGATGCCGCCTCGTGCCGCCTTTTCCCACTCTGCTTCTGTAGGTAAACGGTATCCATCAGCGCTCCAGTCACAGACAATGCCGGAGGGGTGGGAATTTCTGTAGACGTCGCCCGTTACCGATATGAATCTGTAGGATGGCCTCCGACCTTCCTTCTCGCTGCGGGCGTTACACCACTTTACCGCGACTCCCCAATCAATATCTTGAACGGGGTGATCACCCCAATCAGTACCATCAACGGAGCGGCCTCTACCTGGGACTAAATCTGTGTAACCGTTCAGCAGACCCCAGCTTCTCACTTCTTCCCACAACGCATTGGTTACTTCATGTTGGGCTATGTAGAACGCACTCACATTCACCTCAATTGACGGTGCTTCGATTGTGCCGTCTAAGCTGTCGCCCATCTGGAATTTCCCTGCCGGAACCAGCATCATCCCGGGCTCAAACGTCGGAACCCGGTCATCGGCTGTGACCTCGAAGCGCATCGCCGTGCTGTAATTTCCCAGCCAGTCGGTTCCCGCGTTCCAAGTGATCACCTTGCCCGTGCCGACCGGCACATTCGCGCCCACCGCTCCAGTCAGGGTCGTAGCGGGGACGCTGAAGGTCGTGCCACCGTCGCTGGAAATCCGCAGCGTGACGGCGACCGTGGGCGTGTCCGCAGTCACGTCGTAGGTGATGTCCACCAGCTTCGTGCCCGGCCGTTGCAGCCCTTGGACGTTCGAAACGACTGGATCCGCCGCCAGCAGCGTGCTTGTTAGGAAAAGAAGCGATGCGACGACCTTCAGGCCTGTCAGGGCTGCCGAGCCGGATGGTGATTTTCGGTTCATCGGGTCTCTCATCCCAGTCCTCAGATCCGCGGTCAAGGCTCAACCCCCGCACTTGGTCGGAGCTTCCAGGTGGGAGCGAAGCAAAAAGCCCCCTCCCAGTTGCCCGGGAGTGGGGGTGCACGAACTCCGTCCGAACTCCCTGGGACCGTCAGGAATACTCGCCCGCCACCAGGTTGATGCGGCAGGCTGCGGTGCCGTCGAGTTCGATGAGGGCCGGCCCCTCGTTCACGGCGAAAACCGTGGGGGCGTTGACTTCCTTGGTGGTTGCACCGATCGGCACCTGGCCGCGGGAGACCATGAGCGAAACGGTGTCGCCCGGTGCTAGCGCGAGGCCGAGGTTGGCGTTGAGGGTGATGGTGCCCGCCACGGCATCGACCGAGGCGACGACGCCGCGCACACCGGTGCCGGTGGCGTTGGAGAACAGCACGACCACGTCGTTGGCCGCGGCACCGAGGTAGGGCGGCGCGTTGATAACGGTCTGGTTGGCCGCGCTGTTGGCTGTCACGGTAGTGACCCGCGACTGCGAGCGGAAGAGCAGCAGCGAGGCGGCCTTGTCGGAGGTGGCGCTGGCATACTGGATCCGGACGCGGTCGCGACCGCCGGCGGGGACGACGAGGTGGCTGAGGATGGTGCCGGCATTGCCGGTGAAGCTGAAGGGTGTCATGGCGGTTGTGCTGTCAGGCGTGGAGGGTTCAGGGTTTGACGATGCGCTTGAGTGCGTCGGTCTTGGCCGCGCTGAACCCGTAGAGGCATTCGAGGGTGACGAAGACCTTGTTGGCGCGGGTGTCGGTAAAGCGCAGGTAGCCGAAGGTCATCCCGGTGGTGGGGTCGGTGACGGCACCCGATTGCTCGTAGTCGGCGACCGGCTGGAGGTAGCGCATGGCCACCGCCACGGCGCTCGAATGGGCCGCAAAGCCGACGAGCTTCTCCGGGTGGTCCGACGGGATGAGTGTCGTCTCGTGCAGGTTGAAGCCCGCGATCCGCTTGACCATTCCCTCGGTGATCGCCGGGGCGTTGAGGTTCAGGTTGAAGCTCTTGGCCACCACGTCGTCGGCGAGCATGTTGGTGTAGTAGCCGGAGTCGAGGACCAGCGAGCGCGGGTTGGGCGGCATCTTGGCATTGCCGCAGGCTTCGCGCAGGTTGAGCACCTTCTTGTAGTCGAAGGCGGTGGCGGCGAGCGCCGGGATGCCTGGGGTGCCGAAGCTGGCGGCGGTGATGCAGCCGAAGATGTCGACCAACACGTCCTGGGCGAGCTGCTGGGCCGCGGCTTCCACCAGGGTTTCCAGCACGCCGAGGGAGGTTTCGGCCGACTCGCGGGCGGTGACGTGGACGGTCTTGTATTTGTGGCGGCTGAGGGTGACCGGCACCACCGTGACGGTGGAATCGGCATTCGCGGCGTAGTCACCGGTGAAGTCGCTCGAGGTGGTGGGGGCTCCGACCAGCGGGACGCGGACCGTGTCGAGCTTCTCGGCGGGCAGCGGGCTGAAGTCGGTGGAAAACGCCGTGACCGGCAGGAGGTTCGACATGAAGGGCATGAGCGCCCGTTGGGCGACCTTGATGTCTTTGACGTTGGTGAGGGTGTTGGGCATGGCGGGTGGTCAGGCTTGGTGGTTGAGGATGAGGGCTTGCTGCTCGGGCGTGAGCTTTCGCCAGAAGGCGGTCTGGGCTGCGGGGTCGGTGATGGCGGCGAACTGCGAGTGGAGTTCGGCAGCTTGCGGGGCGTCGCCGGCAGGGGTGACGCGTGCGGGCATCGTGGTGCCGGTGGAGGCGACCACGCGGGCGACTTCCAACTGGAGGCGCTTGTCGAAGTCGGCCTGGGACGCCTGGAGTTCGGTGACGCGGGTGCGCAAGGTGGAGGCTTCCGCGGCTGCGTGGTCGCGCTCGGTGATCAGACCGGCGCTCGCGGTCTTGGCGTCGTCGCGTTCCGCCCGCAGTGATTCGATTTCGGCGGCGAGCAGTTCCACTTCGCCGCGCAGTGAGGTCGTGGCGGTGGTTTCCTCGGTGAGGAGTTCGGCCTGGGCCTGGTGGTCGCGCTGGAGGGCGAGGAGGTCGGCGCGGGCTTTGG